TGTACAGGGTAGGAGAGGCATTTATGACTTCCTAGTTGTTTGTGACACTTCAAACAACACTGCTGATGTTATTGATAGAAATGAGTTTAAGGCTGAAATTTATGTCAAACCTGCTCGTTCAATCAACTTCATCACAATTACATTCGTTGCCACCAGAACTGGTGTTTCATTCAACGAATTAATTTCTTAATTACCCTTTAGCTTACTACAACTTCGGAGAATAATAAAATGGCAAGAGGCATATCAGAGTTTAAGTCAAAACTTACACAGGGTGGTGCAAGGCCGAATCTGTTTATGGTTCGCCTTAACTTCCCAAATGAATTAGCTAGTATAATAGATTTTGGAACAATTGACGCTAATTCTGCTACAGAAAAAGCTCAATTTCTTGTAAAAACCGCACAAATTCCTGCATCTACAATAGGATCGATAGACGTTCCTTTCAGAGGAAGGATGCTCAAAGTTGCTGGAGACAGGACATTTGAACCTTGGTCAGTTACCGTTTTAAATGACGGTGAGTTTACCATTCGTAAAGCATTTGAAGCATGGTCTAGAGGTATTAACGCACTGACAGAAAACGTTTCACAACTTGGTTACGGCGATGGTGGTCAAGGATATACAGTAGATTTGGAAGTATTCCAATTAAGTAGAGATGGTAAAAAACCAGATAAAACTCCACCTAATATAACTGCTGCTGGTAATGATGGAATGGACGTTGTTCGTGCTTATAAGTTCTATGATGCATGGCCATCTGCGCTATCTGCTATAGATCTATCATACGAATCTAACGATCAGATTGAAGAATTCACTTGCGAATTCCAATATAACTATTACGAGGTTTCTAATCCAACTCTAGACACCGCAAGCTAAAGTAACTAAATAGTAAAGATTAAGGAATAAATTTATACTATGACTCAGTTATTTGGGTTCTCTATTGCGGAGCGTAAGAAGAAAGCAAAGTTAATTTCTCCCGCCCCGCCTAATAATGATGACGGCACCTCCGTAGTAGCGGCTGGTGCCTATTTTGGTCAGTACGTAGATATTGACGGAATACCTAAAAGTAATAATGATTTTGAGTTAATTAAGAAGTACAGAGAGATTGCATTACACCCAGAATGTGATAGTGCTATAGATGATATAATTAATGAATCAGTTGCTAGTGATTTAGATTTTGCACCAGTTAATATTGAGTTATCCAATTTAGAAGCTAGTGATAAAGTAAAGAAACAGATAAGAGAAGAATTTAAATTTATTTTACGTTTATTAGATTTTGATAGAAAATGTCATGATATTTTCCGTCGTTGGTATATTGATGGTAGAATGTTCTATCATAAGTTAATTGATTTTAACAAACCACAAGAAGGAATTAAAGAGTTAAGATATATTGATGCATTAAAAATAAAGAAAGTTAGAGAGATAGTTAAGAATAAAGATGGTGCTGCCATGGTCAGCCAAGAGGGTGGGACTTCAAGATCATATGACTATGGTGATGTTGTAGAATATTATATGTATTTCCCTAGTGGATACAAGACAACTCAGGCCAAAGGATTAAAAATTGCAGACGACGCAATAACTTTTGTTAATTCTGGATTGATGGATCATAATAGAAATATGACTCTATCGTTTTTGCATAAAGCAATTAAATCAGTAAACCAACTAAGGATGATTGAGGATTCCTTGGTTATTTACAGAATATCTAGAGCACCAGAAAGAAGAATTTTCTATATTGATGTAGGTAATTTACCTAAAATGAAAGCGGAACAATATCTCCGTGAAGTAATGAATAGATATAGAAATAAACTGGTTTATGATTCTTCTACTGGTGAGGTAAAGGATGATAGAAAGCATATGAGTATGCTAGAAGATTTCTGGTTACCACGTAGAGAAGGGGGTAGAGGTACTGAAATTACTACATTGCCTGGTGGACAAAACTTAGGTGAGTTAGAAGATGTTAAGTATTTCCAGAAGAAACTATATAAGTCTCTGAATATTCCACTCTCAAGACTAGAACAGGAATCATCATTCACCATTGGTAGAACCAATGAGATTACCAGAGATGAACTTAAATTTGCTAAGTTCGTTGGTCGTCTACGTAAGAAGTTCTCAGATCTATTCAATGATCTTTTAAGAACTCAATTACTCCTTAAGGGTATTCTTACTATAGATGATTGGGATGAGATGAAAGAAAATATTCAGTACGATTATATTTTCGATAATCATTTCACTGAACTGAAAGATAACGAGCTTTTAACTGAAAGATTAAATTCAGTTGGAATGATCGAACCATACCTCGGTAGATATTTTTCAGTTGATTATGTACGTAAACAAGTTCTTCACTTCACTGATGAGGAGATAGAAGAAATGGATTTACAGATTGAAAAGGAAAAAGAATTAGGTATCATACAAGATCCTATGGAAATGGATCCTTCAATGATGGGTATGGGTGGTGAAGAGGAGATGACTCCTGGCGCCATGAATGGCGGAGAAAGTGATTTAGATAGTGCATTTTCCGCAGCAATTGCTCCTGGCGATATGGCTAAGGGTAAGATTTAATAAATATATAATATAGTGGAGTATTATTATGCCTTCGATATCTAAAGAGATTGTTGACGCTATTGTTAGTAAAGACAATCACAATGCGAATGAAAAAGTATATGATGCACTTTATGGAAAAAGTTCTGAACAACTTCAGGCTCGTAAAGTACAAATTGCAAAACACTTTTTTGATCCTGAATATCAAATAGATCAGGATAAGGAAGAGAAAGTTGAACCAGCACCAGAAACATCTGTTGCTGAAACAGAACCCACCGAAGTAGAACCCACTGAACCAAAGGAAGAGTAACTATCATGAAACTTATTTCAGAAGAAATTGAATCAGTAAATTTTATTACTGAAGAAAAGGGCGGTAGGAAATCGCACTTTATAGAAGGTGTATTTCTTCAATCTGATATTAAGAATAGAAATGGGAGAATGTATCCCATGAATACTCTCTCTAGAGAGGTTGGTAGGTACAATGAGTCCTTTATTCAAAAGGGTAGAGCTCTTGGTGAGTTAGGTCATCCAGATGGCCCCACGGTAAATCTTGATAGGGTTTCTCATAAAATCATATCATTAAAACAGGAAGGTAAGAATTTCATCGGTAAAGCAAAGATTCTAGAAACACCTATGGGTAAAATTGCATCATCACTCTTGAGTGAGGGCGTTAAACTAGGAGTTTCTTCAAGGGGTTTAGGTTCTATTGAAAGAAGAGGAAATATGAATATCGTTAAAGACGATTTTATGCTTTCGACTGCTGCAGATATTGTAGCTGATCCTTCTGCTCCAGATGCTTTTGTGGAGGGCATTATGGAAGGTAAGGAATGGGTAATGGCTGAAGGACGTTGGCAAGAGTCAGAATACTATCAGTCTAAAAAGTACCTAAATAATTCTCCGCAGAGTGAACTTGATGCAAGGAAACTTGAAGTTTTTGAGTCATTTTTGCGTAACATTACAATTTAATAAATATTATTAGAAAATAACCATTTTTTCACAAGGGGAATCCAATGTCGAATGTATCTGAAACAAATATTGAAACCGTAGAAGAGGGCAGTAATCCTGTAACTAAGAATGCTAGCCCAGGTGATCCCATGCCAAAGATTGATAATGTTGTTCCAGGCCAAACTGGATCCGCAGAAGACCTTGGTGGGCCCATCACAAAACCAGCTCCTAATTCCGAACCATCGGTAGGTGCTAAAGCTTCCGCAAAGGCTAAGAAGACAGCCACTAAAGTAAATGCAACTGGTGGAACACCAGATCCAATGCCTACTCTAGACGGTTCTGCTCCTGGCCAGAAGAACGAGGAAGTAGAGAAAAAAGAATTGAGTATAGACGTATCTGATGACGTTAATGCTCTATTAAAAGGAGAAGAATTCTCCGAGGAGTTCAAGTTTAAAGCAACAACTATCTTCGAAGCAGCCGTTAAGGCGAAGGTTGTTGAAGAACTTGAAAAACTAGAAAAAGTTTACGAAGAAAAACTTCAGGCAAAACTTGCCGAAGTTACCGAATCAATGGAAACACGTGTAGATTCTCATCTTGAGTACACTGCTGAACAGTGGGTCAAGGAAAATCAACTCGCCGTTGACAATGGTCTACGTAATGAATTGACCGAAGAGTTCATCACAGGTTTGAAGGATCTCTTTGAAACACATTATGTCGATATCCCAGAAGATAAGTATGATGTTCTCAGCGATATGTCTGAGAAATTAAATGAAATGGAGACAAAACTTAACGAGCAAATCGAATCAAATGTTGAGCTCAATAAGGCAATCGGAAACTATACTAAAAATGGAATAATTGCTGAAATTTCCGAAGGTCTTGCTCAAACACAGAAAGAAAAGCTTGCTTCACTCTCAGAGGGTGTTGAGTTTGTTAGTGAAGAGTCTTATCGGGAAAAGGTCTTAACGATCAAGGAAAATTATTTCCCATCAACTAAAGCGTCTTCATCTGAAGATCTTGTTGAAAAACAGCAAGTAATTGCTGAAGATCTAGAGGGCCCTATGGCATCTTATGCCGCAGCGCTTTCTAAGTACTCTAACTAACAAATAATAAAGAGGTAAAATTCTAAATGTATAACGCAGAAAAACTTCAAGAAAAGTGGGCTCCCGTACTGGAGCACGATGGTCTTGAGAATATTAAAGATAATCATCGTAGAGCTGTAACTGCTGTACTTCTTGAAAACCAAGAAAGGTTTATGCAAGAAGAGCGTGGTATTCTTACAGAACAACCTACTAACTCCGCTGGAACTGGTGGATTTGGTGGTTCAGCTGCTCTACCTAACCAAGGTTTCGACCCTGTACTAATTAGCTTGATTCGCCGTTCTATGCCTAAGTTGATGGCATATGACATTTGCGGTGTTCAACCAATGTCTGGCCCTACAGGTCTAATCTTCGCAATGCGCTCACATCGTGGTACAGACCGTGATGGTAATGGTGCGAACCCTAACGTATTCACCAACGAATCATTCTATGACGAGGTTCCATCAGGATTCTCTGCTGATGATGGTGCTTACAGTGCTGCAACTGGAGAAGCTGCAACAAACCCTTCAGTTCTTAACGACGCATCACCTGGCAACTATGCTGCTGTTGGTGGTATGAACACAGCAACTCAGGAAGCTCTTGGATCTAGTTCTGGAACTGCTTTCCGTGAGATGTCATTCTCTATCGAGAAAGTCGCTGTTGAAGCAAAAGGTCGTGCGCTAAAAGCCGAGTACAGTTTAGAACTTGCTCAGGACTTGAAAGCAATCCACGGTCTAGATGCAGAAGCAGAACTTGCAAACATTTTGTCTGCTGAAGTTCTTGCTGAGATCAACCGTGAAGTTGTTCGTACAATCTACGTAACTGCTAAGCCTGGTGCTCAAAACAACGTTGCTAGTGGTGGACAATTCGACCTAGACGTTGACTCCAACGGAAGATGGATGGCTGAGAAATTCAAAGGTCTTATCTATCAAATCGAAAGAGATGCTAATGCGATTGGTCAAGAGACTCGTCGTGGAAAGGGTAACTTCATCGTCTGCTCTGCTGACGTTGCAAGTGCTCTAGGAATGGCAGGTGTACTTGATTACGCTCCTGCTCTT